TAGATAGGGTCTTGATTCCCTACTAACGGAACGCGAGGCGCGGGGATTTGGGATATGTTAAGCATTGGTCGGTGACAGGATTAGTTCCGCACCCATGACGGAAATTTTCACCGGGTCAGTGCCCGACACTTCGTACACCCGGTCGCGCAGCTTGAGCGTCATGCCCAAGCGGCGCCAAATAGTGCGGTAGCCGTACTGGCCGATAGCGCCCATCTCGCGCCAATGCTCGTTCGACCAAGTATGACCGCCATCGTCCGACCAGCGCAGCATAGCTTGCGGGTTAGCCCCTTGAACTGTAAGCGGTGTGGCAAGAATTTCTAGGCCAGACTCTGTTAGTAGGTCAAGACCAGACTCCGCAAGCAAAGGCACCAACGGCGTAAATGTTGGATTACCGTTCAAGCCAACGCCAGTTTCAGCGTCGAGTTGCAGCGAGTGGTGGGCCGTGCGCTTGAGGTTGTTTGCGCCGGTAGGCAACGCCCGCCATGACCGTAGCCACTTCTGGACGCCGCCATTGTCGGCGTAGACATCCAGATTGAACTTGTAGATGTTGCCGTTTTCAAAGTCACCGACGATGGTGTTGCCGCCAAAGTTGCACTGGCAGTTCGACCTGTGCCGGGTGAATTGGCCTTGCTCAATACCGGCGCGTTCGTGCCAGGCTTGGGTCGCTACGTCATAGACCCATGTTGCATTGGCGCTTGGAAACGTGAGAACGTAGAAGGCGTGGCCTTCCTGCTGGTACGTGTAAGCCAGCGCGTTGGACAAGTTGCCGTACTGCGCGATGGCGTACTCAATAGCATGAGTAGAAACCCGTATTCCGGCGTAGCCGTTTGCCTTGTAGACAATGCCCTGGCCCCGTGCGTCGGTGCCAAGCCAGAACAACGTGTTGTCGAGTTTGGCGACCGAATATGCGGCCACACAGCCAATTTCGTTGAACGCGCCTTGGATGGGTGACAACGGGAAGTTGGCAAGCCCGGCGTTGTACCAGACCTCAGTTGAGTCCGTACCAAACACCCACAGTTGCCGGTGGTCGCAATTGATCGCCACTACGCCGTCAGGCGAACCGTCAGCGCTGGAGAAGAACAACGGATCGAATACCAGCGGGTAGATGTACTCACCGGACGCCGGGTTGATCGTATCGACCGACCACAAGCGCTGGCTGTTTGGCTCGTTGAAGATAAACTGCGTGTCCAAGTAGCCGACCGTGACAGCGCCAGGGAAGTTCTCGTCAGTAATCTGGTTAAACTCGCCGGTTGGCTCGTAGTACGTGTAGCTTGGCCCGTTACAGGCAAAGAACAGCACCGCGCCGTTGTCGGCAATGGACACTGGCCCTGTGCCTGACACATCGCCAATCTTGACTGGTGTAGCTGTCAGGCCGGTCAGTTGATAGACCTCCGCGCCAGATACGACATAGAAGTCAGTGCCGTTGGTCTGGTGCGACCACAGCGCCCGGATAGGCCCAGTCCCTACGGTCTGAAGGAACTCTAGCCCTGGTGTGCGGTTCAGAAAGCCCGCAGTCTTGCCGCCATCCGTTGTGGCCTCTGGAAACATGTTGACCATGCGGTTGTCCGCAGCGTTGATGCTGCGGGCAACGTAGCTGCTGCCCAATATAGGCGTATTCATGCTATGCTACCCCTATGTTGAACATATGTTGAAAGGTTAGCGCCATGAAAATAACGCCCGAACACGTTCGAGATGTGCTTGATTATGACCTTACAACGGGTATTTTTCACTGGCGTAAAAAAGTTGCCCAACGAGTACATGTGGGGGATTATGCGGGCAGCAAACACCATAGCGGATACTTGAGCATATTTACTCTTGGCAGAAGTCATAGAGCGCATCGCTTGGCGTGGATGCATTACTACGGGGAACAACCGCCGAAATTTATTGACCACATAAACGGCAAACGATCTGACAACAGAATTGCAAATCTTCGGGAGGCTACCGCAGCAACGAATGCTGAAAATAGGCGCAGCAGCCAAAAGGGTTCTGCGTCTGGGTTGCTTGGTGTCGCCCGAAACGGAAACAACTGGCAAGCGTACATCTGCGTTCAAGGAAAGCCGGTCTACCTCGGGACGTTTAAAACACCCGAAGAGGCGCATCAAGTCTACCTTGAAGCAAAGCGTAAATATCATGCCGCCTGTACCATTTAGTAGTTAAAAATTTCCGGCGTACACGTTGAAGCGCTGCCTGTTAGCCACCAAAGCGTAAGGCATCGACATGATGTCGTCAGGGTTGTTGATCCGCTTCAGATCACGCTTGCTGGTCATGGCGATGCGCTGCACCTGTGGGCTAGGCTCAACGCCAAACTCAGGCGCTATCTCCATCGCCAAGTTGTACGCAAACGCCCGCATGTAGCCGGGCGGGAAGTACAACTCAGTTGCCAGCGCGACTGGCTCGTCAAGCACCTGCACCGACACGAAGTGCCATTCCAACGCCCGTGTAGGCTTTGGGTAGATCGTCATGGAGATGTTGGGAAACTCCATGTTAGTCCACATGACTTGCGGATAGGTCGAAGTCACCGTCTTGACAGCAATACCGTTGTACTGCTGCTGGTTGATAAACTTGATGCCGTAGGAGACGTTGGTGCCCGGATCGCGGTAGTACGTTGAGTCGTCCAGCAGCACGGGCCGCAGGCCGACAAAGTCACCCGTAGGGCCAAGGGTCCGGTTTATCTCGTCTACCGGCCAAGTAAACACCTGGTCGATGGTGTTGTAAGCCATTAGACGCTCGGTACTCCATGAGTCGAGCATCTGGTTCAACGCGATTAGCGCGTCTTGCGAGGTGGCAGCAGACGGCGTTTCACCTTCAGCGAGGATACCTAGCAGCCGAAGCGCCCTGTTGATCTGATCGCCCGCCGTGTAGGTCGCCATGCTTATACCTCTTCAGTTTCCGCTTTGCGGGTGTATTTTCGCTTGAGAGCGTTCACAGGAGGCTCTTCGACTTCTTCCAGATTGTAGCGCGTCCATCCGCTCTTTTCGTCGTAATCAGCCTCTGCCTCAACGCAAGCAACTTTGGTGCCGTGGACGGCGTGTCTCAGATAGATGTGCATATTAGATGGGGGCCGAAGCCCCCGGTACATTAGGCAGTGATGCCGATGTTTTTCAATGCCGTGCGGATGGCATTGATAGCGGTTGCCAGCTCAGTACCCGAAGCGGTATTGGTGACAGCCGTGATGGCGGCGGCTTGAGCAATGGGGGCCAGACCGTAAAAACTTGCAGTCCCACCCGTCTTACCCATGACCGCGCCATCGAGTTGCTGATCTTCGTAAGCAACGCCGATTGGTTTAGTGTTTGCCATGATAGATTAGCCAACACGGTACATGGTGTACGCAGCATCGCCCGTTTTGCGAAACAGGAATCGCGCTGCGCCGCCAACACCTGCCGCACTGCCGGTGATAGCAACAACCAAGTTGCCAACCGTAGTAATGCCTGCGCCGGTAACGATTGTGATAAACCCGGTCGAAGTGCCCAAGTTGATAACAGTCAGCTCAAACGTGCTGTTGACTTTTGCGTTGGTAAACACAGCGTCAATCAGAGTCGCCGTTGGAAGCGTGTAAGACGCTGCCGTAGTGGCCGTAGTGCCAACTAGGATGCCGCCAGTGACTTGCGCGGCGGTCAGGGTAGCCGTAACGGTCGCCGTCTGGGGCGCTGCTTGAACGCCCATGACGATTTCGTTGGTATTGCCATCGGTGTACTGATATCCACCGCCAGAGTTAGGAAGAGCCATGATATTTTTCCTTAAAAAAAGTTACGAAGAAGCCCCCGAAGGGGCATTCAATTTAGCCCCACATGCGGCAAGCCATTTGCGGACGAATGGCGCTATAGCCATACAGAACGTCAATACGGCAAGGCATACGGTCGTTGTTGATGTCGTACTGGCGAACGATCCGCAGACTGATGCCGTTATGGACAGCGCGAGCGGCCATGTCAACACCTTGGGGCAGCAACAGGTCAGCCGTAGCGAACGTGATAGCGTCCTTGTGGTAGATCAAGTTCTGCGGGTAAGCCGTAGATGCGGCGCCGACGAAAGTAACTGCCTTGCCGTCAACAGGGAACGCATCAATCGTTGCCAGAGCGCTGCTTGAGGTGTACATCGCAGGAGAAATTGCAATGTTAGTCCAAGCGCCGCTTGAAGCGGTGCTGGCCGCTGTCACAACGAATTGCTGAAGCGAACCAGTTGACTCACGGGTTTGCGGGTTGACTGCGTACACATCTGCGATGGTGAACACATCCCCGACAACAACCGTAGCCGAAGCCGTGCCGCCGTCAATGCTGATGGTGGCTTGGCCTTGAGTGCTGACAGTGCCGTTGACCAGAATGGTGTCCGAGGTCGAACGGGTGCCGGTAGTGTGAACCTTGATCGACTGGCTCATGTTGACTTCATCGAAGCCCAGAACGCCGGTGCCCATCATGCCGTTACGGAACTGCTTGCTTACAGTGTCTGTCGGGTTGAACAGACCCTTCATGCCTTCGACCAGACCAGCATTTGCAGCCGGATTGACGGTGGCATAACGTGGCGACATCACAGCAGCGGCTTCATTCAGCTTCTGTTGGGCTTGCAGCAAGACCAGCGAAGTTGAAGGAACAGTGCCTGGTGTGCCGACTGATGCGAAGATGCTCTTGTACGCATTGGCAACGTCAGCGTCGATGCTGGAGGCCAACTGGCTGATACGTGGCTTGAGAACACGTTCTGCAAAGTCGTCCAATTGCATAGTCAGTTCAGCGCTGGTGAAGTTAACACCAATGTGCTTCTGGCTATTTACCGACAGCGTGGTGTACTGCTCGTTGTCGTCCTGGACTTGCAGGGCGGCACCGTCAGTGACCAAAGCGCGGTCAGGCAGACGAATACGCAGTGTTGAACCGATCTTGGCACCTTCAACAGCGAAGCTGTCGTCGTACTGACGGTTGACGTTACGGGTAAGGACGAGGTTGTTTTCGAGAATCTCAAGCGCTTTGCGCGTGATCATGTCGATTGTCAAGATAGAATTGGACACGTTACTTCCTTTAGATAAAGTATGTTAGAATCAAGATTCCTTAGCCACCGACAGGTACAGCATGATCGGCATTCAAGTAGACGGAATCCATTACAGATTCTTTGACCACCTTTATGCAGTTTCGCGCTGCGGAAAAGTTCTCAGAAAGCTCCAACCGCACGCACCGACATTGCGCAACGACGGCTACCTTGCTTTGGGCCGCAGCAACAATCTGATGCACCGTGCAGTGGCGCAATGCTGGCTGGAGTCGTTTGACCCTAACAAGCAGGTGCATCATATCAATCGCGACAAAGCGGATAACCGCGCCGAAAACCTTGAGTGCCTGACTCCTAAAGAACATTTTGGCGACCGTCATGCCGAAACAAACGGTCGTCACAGTTGTTCTCCCGAAGTGCGGGAAAAGATTCGCCAAGCTAGGCTTGGTTCCGTCACCTCGGAGGAGACGAAAGCCAAACAAAGCGCCGCTCTTTTGGGCCGCAAGCGACCGTACTTCAAGCGAGCGCCGCATAGCGACGAGTCTAAACAAGCGCGTAGTCTCGAACACCCACGCAACACTGGGTGCTGCGTACTTGGTGTTGTGTACCGATCCTTTGCAGAAGCGGCTAAGGCTACAAACATTCATAGGTTTACGATTAGAAAAAGATGTCTTTCTGAGAACTTTCCCGACTTCAAAATCTGTTAGCGGATACGTTGTGCTTCGAGCTTCTTCATCTGTCTTGCCCTGTCGGCTTCAATCCACTGCGAGGTTGTCATGGTCTTGATAGACCGTGGGTCTGTAGTGTCTAGGGCCGGTGATCCAGAGGATCGGGCAGTAACAGGTAAAATCGGCGCTGGCGCTGACGTTGTTCGTTTTACCGGGGGATTATCAGCCAACTTGGCTTCGATCTTCCCAATTTCCTTCGCCTGGCTGAAGGGCGTCATGCGTGAGATGCGGTCTGCTTCTTTGGGGTTAGAACCGAGGTAGTAAGCTAACTCAGGGCCAACATCCGAAGATTGGATCGTTTCTGCCATCACGTTGGTGATTGAAAGTTTGGGGTTGTACGCGACTTGTTCAAAGTCATCGTATTTCGACCGGGCTTCTTCCTCAAGATCGTGGTAGCTCTCAAGAACCTGCGACTGGCGCTTTGCGTGTTCGCGTTTGGCGATCAGTTCCTCGGCTTTTTGCAAAGCCAACGCATCGGTATAAGCCTCTGTCGTTTCAAACTGGTCGGCAGACTGAACTGCTGGCGCTCTCAAGACTTGCGTTTCCGCTTGCCTCTGTGCCTGATCTCGTTCCCACTTACGTTGCTCTCTTGCGAGGCGTTTCCCAATTGCAGCGTCAAGTTCCTCTTGCGAGAATGTCTTGCTTGCTACTTCCGGCGTTTCAACTTCAGTCTCAGGTGCAGCCGTTGCAACTTGATCTGGCACGGGTAGTGATTCCGCTAATACTTCTTCTGACATGTTTTAACTCTTTAGAGTTCCCAGTGAACCTCGCTGGTACGGTTTTGCGAATTATATGATGAACAAAGGAAGCGCAGCAAGCACGCCCCCTGCACATGTAGCTACAGCATCAAGCAGCTCCACGCCGTGAGGTGGGGTTCCTGTTGCCCTGTAGTTGGCCCAGGCATCGCTGGCCTCTTTGCCAACAGCAAAAAACAGCACCACAAGACCGGCCACCAGCACGCTGTGGGCCACAAGCAGGGCTACGCAGAAGATGACGGCACCATAGACCAAGTGGTTGGCCTTGTCTTGGGGGAGTTGCGGCAGTTTCATAGGTAGTAGCTGATGTTCAGCGTTGCGCCTGCAACTTGCTCAATAAACCTGATGTTGGTTATGTCGCCATCGTACTGCAAAGGGATGCCAATCGCCAGCGGCATACCGACAGAGGCTGTAGGCGAAGTCTTGTCGTCACGCCACCGAACAGCCTGGCCTTCAGCAACAACTAAGGCAAACACCGGCTTGGCGTTTAGGCCGCTAGGCGTGAGCTGTGGAACAGTCAGGTTGGCGGCGCTGGACAGGCTAGTGATTTGCTGATAACCCATGCAGGTCGTTACAGCTTTCAGATTCATGGACATGGTTAAAATCTCCGGGGTTGTGTGAATGAACGCAGGCGCATTGTAATTTCGTTACTAATGCTTGGGGTGGTGCTAAAAAGCCAGCCAGTGTTGTTGCCTGCATCTACGTTTGTGATTGCAAGAGCATCCCAAATAACTCCGCCCCCAACAAGAGAATCCCTGATGGTCAAGTACGTTACGGTGCTATTCGCTGAGGCATATAAAAAAGCCTGAGTCCCAACAATTGTACTGCCTAATGACTTTGGGGCTGTACCAGTAGTGACAAACGAGCCTACTTGACTAGCTAACGATTCGCCAAGGTTCAGAGTGCCATCCGTAATCGTAAGCGCTCTTGTAGGGCCTAGCGTCAAGGGATTAACACAGTTAGTGATCCCCCCACCGCTAAAGATCACTGGAAAGTCCATTGTCTTACCAGCGCTGGTAAGTATCTTTGTACCTGTCCGGTCAAACGTAGTAACTAACGCCCCCGCAGTTAGCGTCATCCCAATACCCGGTGATAACGTTAGATTACCAAAAATAGTACGAGTACTATTGCTAAGTATTCCTTTAAAACCAGTGAAGTTTAAATTGTTAAATGCTGATGAGACTGTAACAGTATCTGTGCCAGCGGTTACGTTTGCGTCTATTATGCTTGCAGCGTTGGTTGTTATTGTCCTACTGCCGGTAGAACCAGCGTAGGTAAAGTTAACAACGGGTCTGGTTGTGTAGGTAAGACCTGTTGCGTTTGATGAACCCCAAATTGCACCATTACTACCCGTTATGTTTATTGTGCCAGAGCCTTGGGTAAGGGTTCTGGTAGTTGCATTAGAATTACTAAATGCAACAGCGGTTAGGTTGAAACCGTTAAGGTTAAAAGTCCCCGCAGAAAGTATTGCTGTTCCTGAACTAGTGGCAGTAAGTTCAATAGTAGTATTGTTGGCTAAAGTTAACGACCCATTGGGGCAATTAACATTAAATTGCGAAAGGGCTAAAGTAACTCCAGCAGTATTAAGAGTGTTAGCTAATCCTTGCCCCACAAATTGATAGGTAGGCGAACTAACGCCCGTTGTTGTTAACGATGAACAAAGTGTTACGTTGCCATAAAATCTAGGATCGGTGTTTCCTAACGCAAGCGTCAATGCAGTTGTTCTGGTAGCCATTGACAACGTACCAATGTCAGCGTTGGTGCTTATGGTTATCGTAGCGCTAGCATTTAAACCAGCATCATCAATAATTGCGGTATCTTGCGCTAACGGGAAATTGTTAACCGCTCCACCACCGCCAGAAGTCAAGGCCCAAGCCGAAGAGTTCCAAATATCCCCAGCAAGGCGGCTCCAGTACACAGTTTTAGGAGCGTCAAAGGTGATATTGCTGTTGCCTAAGCAGTTACCAATGCGAGTACCCGCCCAATTCCCCAAAGCTATACTAGCCCCCGCAGCAACAATGTCCCGGAAGTCCACATCAGCTAGGGTCGCTAGGGTAGCAACCGTCAGGGTGCGTTGTAGGCCTACCGTGTCGCTTACAACACTCATACGAAACTGGGCTGTGTTCGTCGCACCAAGGGTCAAGGTGCCGTTGACAATCTGGTTAGCGCTGAGGGTGATGATTTTTTGTAGCGTTGTTGTGATTACATTAAGGTTGTTAAAGGTATTAGCACCTGTAATTACGCTTGTGCCAAAAGACGGGCTGGTAAAGTTGACGTTGTAGAACGTTTGCCCACCACCCGTAAACGAAGGTATTGCGCCAGTACAATTGATTGTGGATGTACCTGCGTTAAAGGTAAGCCCTACTACAGAGTTAAAAGAAACGTTGTTTGTAATGGTTATTGCTGACGATCCAAGCGATATTGACCTTGTTGTAGCGCTTGTAGTAGCCAATGTGGTGCATGATACAGCAAAATTGCCCGTACTAAAGTCGCCGTTGTTAGGCGTAATTTGCGCGGTGCTGGTAAATGCACTACCCAGTGTCCACCCGCCACCTACTCCGTTAAATACTACAGCCAATGAGTTCAACGTAACATTGTTGGTTGTGACTGTTTTGCCCGTAGTTGTGGCTAGGAAATTTAAGGTACAGCCAGCAGTAGAAGCGAACGCTACCCCCGTAGCCGCACTGAGCCAGCTACCATGCACGTTGATGATTGACGTAGCCGCAGATGTTATGGTCACGTTGCCCACCGCAGGGCCAGATATGCTTACGTCAAGGCAGGTGGCAGGGCTTGCCGTTAGGCCGATAGTTACCGCATAGGCTGTGGCATTGGACAGGGTATTGAAGATAGCGTTGTCCGCAGACGTAGGCGCACTCGCGCCAGCAGCGCCGCCTGATGTAGCAGACCAGTTGGTCGTCGTTGTGGCGTCCCAAGTACCGGCCCCGCCTACCCAGTATCTATCAGCCATTTGTCATCTCCAACGCAGCGCACCACTGGGCGAACCTAGACTCTTTTATCGCTGTCAGCTCGGCGTCAGACAGGCCATGATCATCCGGCAGGTGGATAGCGTCCCGGAACGTGCCACCAGTAGGGGATGGGTATTCAAATTCGATGATCATGCCAAGAACCTAAGTTTGTACAGCGTTGACAGGTACAGTTCGATAATGCCGTCGATCAGGTTCTGCAATGGCGTGTCTGTCTTAGGCGCCACCTCGTACCGGCCCGCTTCGATCTCTTCAAGCTGGCTTTCCAAGAACTCAATAATGTTGGTCGTCTTCTTGGCCGACATCAAGGAAATCGGGCCGATCAGTCCGTTGCGGCCCTGATAGGCTTCCGCAAAACCGTCTGCCAAACCTACGATCTCGTCGTAGAACGTGTTCAATGCTACGTGCTTGGCATAGCTTCTAGTATTCAGATGGACGCTATGGGCCACATCACGGGCCAAGAACAGCATACCGATAAAATCATTGCATTTCATTTGGCATTTCTTCCTGCTGTGGCATTTCACGCCCAGGCATCTCGCCCACCAGATCACCCGAAGTGATCATACCGTGGACTGTGCCCATGACAATATCTTGAATCTGCTCTGGCGACATGTTGGCCTGGACTTGAGCCAGACGCTGAGTTTCAGCCTGGTAGGCTTTAACTTGCGATTCAAACTCCTTGACCTCCAGCTCCCGCATGTCCATCGACTTGGTGACGTTCTGGAGCATGGTGTGCATCTGCTCCATCTCCTGCCCCATCGCCTGCATCTGCTGCTGTGCAGCGG